TATGATCAACCAGTATCGTATGAAGATCGGCGTTATGCACGGAGATCCTCGTACTACTCCAGGTGGTTTGGGCAAGGACTATGCCTACGCAATTCGTTGCGAGGTAAAGCGTGATGACTGGTTAGAGGTAGGTACTGGTCAGGAGAAGCGCCGTGTGGGGCAGACTATCCGTGTTCGTACAGTAAAGAACAAGACTTTTCCACCCCAGCAGACAGCTTATATGGACTTTTACTTTGCAGATGGTGGCCCAATTGACGCTGGTCAATACGATACCGGCAAGGAAATCGTTGCCTTAAGCATCTTGAACGGGATCGTCGATAGACGTGGCGGATGGATGTATTATGGTGACCGTAAGTGGCAAGGCGCACCAGCCCTTATTGACTCTCTTCGAGAAGAAGTTGACCTCCGTGAGGAGATCAGCAAAGCGGTAATGAGCACTATCAAAGCTCAACCTGTAATGGTTCTTGATGAAGAGTGAAGGTCAGAAAGAATCGCTTAAGCATGAAAAGCGATTAGAAAAGAAGATCAACGGCAAACGCACTGCTGCTTCTGGAGCTTTCTGGTCTCGCAAGGGCGACGTGAGAAACGACGAGCTTCTGATTGAACATAAGTGGACTGGCAAGAAGTCAGTCACTATCAAGTCAGAAGTTTTGAAGAAGATCACAACCGAAGCAATACTAGACAGCCGGACACCGGTGCTAGGGCTTCATCTTGACGGTGAGAATTATGTAGTTCTTTTGGAGGAGGATTTTTTTGAACTTCGTAACTCAATTAGAGGTGAATGAATGGATGATTACCAGGACGAAGCGTCTTGGGCTTGGCGTTACAAGGCAAAATGCCGAGGGGAAGATACGGAAATATTTTTCCCGCCAAGAGACAAAACTTTATATAAGCCAATAGCAGATCAAGCAAAAGCTATTTGTTGGGGCAAGGACGGTCGACCTCCCTGCCCTGTACGCAAAGAGTGTTTGAAAGAAGCTATCATGAACGACGAGCTGCATGGAATATTCGGTGGGATGTCTCATCGAGAAAGAAATGCAGCACAGCGCAGATACAAGGCCAAAGGATTGACCTTGGATGAATGGATAAACTCGGAGGGTAAGTATGGGAAAGCCAAAGACAGTAGCTAGTAAGGATCTTAAAGCCTTTCTTAATGCTTCTAAGCGGGAGTCTAGATTAATGGGCTCTCTTGAACGTTACACGTTGGCTCAACCTTTTGATGAGCGTAGCCAAGATGTGCTGCATCCATCTGATCTTATTAAGCCCGAGTGGTGTGCTCTGGCTTCTTACCATGCCCTTCGTGGTAACTATATAGAGACTCGAGAGAAGTTAACTCTGCGACAAGTATCTATCTTTGCAGAGGGTCACGCTATCCACGCTAAGTGGCAGGGATGGTTTAGAGACATGGGAATTCTCTACGGTATGTGGAGAGATAAGACTGGAACAAGCTGGGGTGTATCTAAAGGTATCCACCCAAGCGTTGACTATGCAGAAGTACCTTTACGTAGTGCTAAGCATAGGATTAGCGGACACGCCGATGGTTGGATCAAAGGCCTAGGCGATGACTGCCTTATTGAAATTAAATCTATCGGTACAGGAACACTTCGTTTCGAAGCACCTGCAATCTTGGCGCAAGCTGATGGGGATTTAGAAAAGGCTTGGCGTAATGTTAAGCAACCTTTCCGAGCTCACCAGTTGCAGGGTCAGATGTACCTTCACCTAGCTCACCTAATGGTTGAGGAAGGTTTGCTTGAGTCAGCTCCAAAAGAGATTGTATTTATCTATGAGCTTAAAGCTAACCAAGATTATAAAGAGTTTGTTGTACAGTACAACCCAGAGTTTGTAGCTGACATTTTTGACAAGGCTTTAGATGTAGTCTGGGCAGTTGACAACAACCGCCCACCTATGTGTAGTATTGATTCAGTGGCTGGATGTAAGCGGTGTGAGCCATACAGAGGAGAAGATAATGCCTAACTATGAGTACAAGTGTTCGGTATGTCAAGAGACAAGCGAAAGCTTTTTTCCTATTGCTGACGGACCTGCACCTGCTGTAGTGTGTGAGTGTGGAGGAGAAGCCTTCAGACAGTTTTCAAACTTTGGTATCCACCTTAAAGGTGGGGGATGGGGCGGACAATGACCAAGTATCCAGGATTCTTAGAGGTAGGGCTTGACCTTCCAGTTTTAGTAGGAGACGACGATTTTCTTGAGCATCTACAGGAAAACGGATTTGCTGACACTATTGAGGTTGACGATTTAATTTTTGAATGGATTGACTGGGCTAAAGAGAACGTGGAGGCGTGAGTATGAGTCCTATTGAGTTGAAAGTTGCTGAGGCTAGTAGTAAAACTATTAGTGCTCTTCAGCAGCAGGGGATGGATGTTAATCAGAACTATGGTTATGATGCACCGTCGTTACCAGCTGACATCACAGGTATGTCAGAAGAGCAGGTCATGGATCTGTATACAAAGTATGTAGCTTACTTAGAGTTTATTAACTTACAGCTTTGGTGTGCAGAGGTAGACAAAGCAGAGGCCGACAAGCAGGTGGCTTTAGTTCGAGCTAGAAAAAAATTATCCCTAAAGACCACCGGAGTAGCAGTGGCCATGATGGACGCTGAGATTGAGGTAGATCCTGACTATCGTAGTAAGGCAGACTCATTTCAAGAGTTATCTAATTACCATGGCTTGATCCAGATTATTTCCGAACGCCTATCTAAAGACATCTCTCTTATCAACCGTGAGATCACACGTCGAGTTAATATTAACAAGGCTGCAGGTAGAAGTGTGTGGTTGACACCATGACTTGGGAACAGATGTCTATGTTTACTGATGAAGAGCTGGGCATTCATTCAGAGTATAAAATTATTGGGCTTACCGGTTACGCTCAGTCTGGCAAGGACACAGTCGCATCTATTTTAGTAGAGCGATATGGCTATCGTCGTGTTGCTTTTGCCGACACCATTAGAAACTTTATCTATGAAGTTAACCCAATGGTTGCATGCAGCCCTACCGGTTATCTTAAAGATCTTGTAAACCTTGTTGGTTGGGATAAAGCTAAGCAAGAACCACAGGTTCGTCGCATTTTGCAGGATGTAGGTGTAGCTGCACGTAATATGTTTGGTGAAGACTTTTGGGTAAACCAAGCTCTTAAGCCATACCTTGCTGAACATCCAGTAGTAGGCGGTAACCATAAGTTAGTTATTACAGACGTTCGGTTTAAGAATGAAGCTGAGACTGTCCATTCGTTAGGCGGTCAGATCTGGCGTGTAAAGCGTTTAGGTGTAGAGGCAGTTAACTCTCATGTTTCAGAGCACGAACTAGATGATTACAAGGTTGATCAAATCTTTGTTAACAACGGGACAATCGAAGATCTAACTCTTTTGATTCAGACTAGGATGAGTAATGCCATCTCAAAGTAGGAAGCATCGTGGCTACAAATCTCAAAAGATTTTGGCTGAGTTCTTAGTTAAGCACGGCTGGATCTATGCAGAGTCAGCTGGGGCGGGTAGGTCTGGCACAGACGTTACTGGAACTATAGGCATTGATTGGGAAGTAAAGGCTCGTAGAGACTTCAACCCCAGTGCAGCTATAAAACAGCTCAAGGAACGTCATAACGGTAAAGATTTGCCTGTAGCTGTCCTACGTCTTAATGGCCAAGGAGAGGCTAATATCGGGGAATGGCCGGTCATTCTACGTCTAGAAGACTTTGTAAACCTATTAAAAGAGGCTGGATACGCTGACGGATCCTCTTAAATCACGTACCGTTTTCCATCAGGGGGCGAACAACTCGACAACTGAAGGACTACAAAACGTGATAGATAAAGAACTAGATGAGAAGTTCCTGCGTGTAAGCGCCGGATCGAATGCCCAGTCGGTTGGTTCCGCTATTGCCCACGCACTCTATGAAGCACCACAGGTGAAGATTAGAGCGGTAGGCGCATCAGCAGTAAACCAGGCAGTAAAAGCAATTGCTATAGCTAGAGGCTACGTAGCCCCTAGAGGATTAGACCTAACTTGCCGTCCAGGTTTCACTACCGTGGACTCTCGGGACGGACAAATTTCAGCAATAGTCTTTACTGTAGAAGTGAACTAAGGTATTCTTAGTTTAAGAGATCTCTTAAAGTTAGGACTAACATGGCAGACGTAACATCTGAAGCGTTGGCTGGAATGGCTAAGCAAGGCCGCACACCTATGGGTAAAGACGGAATTAAGTTTTCTACTCAAGGTCCTAAGGCTGGCAAGCTTGTGCCAAAGACAGGCAATGCAAAGGCGGGCGACCCAACAGGAGCTGGCACAAAGGTAAATCGTGAGAACGCAATGCCATCACAGGCAGAACGTAATGGCGCAGCTTACCGTCCATTGACAGCTCGTTATACAAAGCAGACAGATCCATCAGCAGGTTTTACACAGGCTAATGGAAACATCGTCAAGACAGCTGTTTATCGCAGTCGTCCAAATTTTGATGGTGGAGCATCTGCTTCTTACTAATAGTGTAGTATAAGAGCCGGGCCTTAACGGGCCCGGCTTATACATCGGACTAAGACATACGGAGCAAATATGTTACAAGACCTTTATGCTGAAGCTAAAGTGCATACAAAATTAAGTGGCCATTGTGTTGTTGGCCAATGGGCTGCAACCCTTTCTGAAACAGATAAAACTGCATTTGATAATTCCCTAAACGACGTAGACTTTTCAACAAGAAGTCTTTTTAAGTTGTACCAAAAAGCTGGGGCGTCATTCGGTTTGACATCCTTATTAACTCACCGAAACGGAGAATGTGGATGTCCTTAGCAGATGACTATGATGCAATAATTCAGGTTAGTCAAGGTTCAGATAAAGTAAATAAAAGTATTCCAGATGCATGGCGCCCACGTTCTGAAATTGGAACTGATGGTGGCTTTGTTGTATCTACCCCACGCCCAGATGGAAACACTCCTGGTGCAGAAGACATCCTGCGTGAAGCAAACCTAAATCCAGAAGAGTGGGCTGTTGTTTCACATCGTCGTTCACGTTGGCAAACATTTAATGGTGATTGGCTTGAGTCGTTTCGTGTAAACGTAGTACCAGTAAAGCCACAGAATGCTAAGGATTATGATCTTGAGCAGCTACTTGATGGTATTACAAAGTGGAAGCCTGGAAAGGTTCTTGAAGTATCGGGAGACCTAACTGCTGTCTACAGCATGGGAGATACTCAATACGGTAAAGATGACACACCTTTAATTATTGATCGTGTACTTCGATCATTTGACGCAGCTGTAGATCACCATAAGTATTTATCTAAAAAATACCCTATTGCTCAGATTGCATTACCGCAGCTTGGTGATTGCATTGAAGGTATGACAAGTCAAAAGGGTAAAGTAATGGGTCGCCATGATATTGGCGTATCAGAACAAGTACGTGTTGGTCGTCGTATGTTGTTAGCTCAGATCAAAGCATTAGCACCGTTTGGAAATATCATCGTACCTGTTGTTCCAGGTAACCACGATGAAGTACAGCGTTTCTTAGTAGGACGACCAGAAGATTCCTGGCAGATCGATGTAGTTGCACAGGTAGAAGATATATGTAAAGAGAATGACTTCTTACGTGATCGCGTTGAGTTTAGGTATCCAGCTGCAGATGACAGCACACTTGCTGTTAATCTAAGTGGAACTCTTTATGGTATGGCTCATGGGCATCAAGCTCGTGATCTAATTAAGTGGTGGGGAGGTCAAGCCATGGGACGTTGCTCCGTTGCTCAGGCTGACATCCTCAACGTAGGTCACTACCACCACTACCATGCAC